GCATGGAGGGTTAATCGCAACTTTTCTCTTATATCCTGGTTTTTTGGGGACTCTTAGAGAAAACCTGCGATTAACCCTCCATGCCCCTCCATGCCTCCATCCCGCCTCGGCCGTCCCCCAAAATTGAGGCCCGTTCAAGGGTTATCCCCGGATATTTAACTCTTCCTTTACTGTAGAGATGTCACAGATTACCGAGATCCCTGATGGCTTTGTGATTAGCGAGAATGGCCTTGTGGATACGAACTACAAATATCCACTTGTGCAGTATAGCAAGGAACCTATTACTGTGAACGCGCGCGTACACGAAATGGTGCAGTGGTTCACGGACCATTTGGAGGTTTCGCCTCGGAAATACTTTTCACTCTCTTCGCTCAGAGTACAGTATAAGAATATTACACAGCAACATGGCGTATCACTTGGTGAGGTACTGTTTGCGATGCGAGAAGCAGGTTTCACTCAGATGCGTATTTATAAAGGCTCCCCTATTGTGGACTTTCGCGTGAAGTGGAAAGATACTGTAAAGGAGCAATGGGAACGCGATGAAGCCAAAAAACGACAACCGGTCCTTCCCTGTATCGCATGTCCTATTTGTTCGCTCACGATACAAAAGAAACAACTGAAGAATCACTACAAATTCAAACATGCAAACGAGGCATTGCCCGATATGGCGCAGATTCCTGAGATTGTGAAGGGTACCAGTTTGTCCCCAACTGAGCCTACTGTAAAATCTCAGGAGGACGAGGTGGCCCCGATACATTTAACGATAGAAGAAATAGCGCCAGCACAACCCGAGGAACCCGTCACAGATCCTGTGCCGTGCAAGACCTGCGAGGCCATCAACGAACACATTAGCGAATATGTCCATTCGCACGATAGCGTTGTGGAAACTGTAGAATCGTTCTGTGGTGAATACGAGCGTGCTGTAGCAGACAATAAGCAACTACAGATGAAGGAAACACTTTCACGGTGTGACATAGACACACTGCGGAAGGAAAAGGCAAAATTGGAGGACGCATTGGAAAGCACGGCGACACGTCTGCGTATGTTTGAGATGCTGGTAGATGAACTCAGCGATCGCTACAATTTGGAGAAGCAGATCGGGATCATTTGGTCTATGCTGAAATAGGATCCTGTAAAAAAGTGAAAAAAGTTGGCCCAATTTTTTCAATTTTTCTGGGACTTTTTTGGCTCCCGGTGGCCAAAATTGAGAGTTCCCCGGACGCGGTGGCTCCGACCACAAATTATTTTCGGAGCCACCTGTAGAAAAGAAATGCCCGGCCAGCACAAGACCGTAAAATGCCCCCAGTGTGGAATGGAAACGCGCTCTAACAACCTGAAACGCCATGTGGCCCGCATGCACGCCGAGGTGGCCCGCATGCACGCCGAGCTGGCTCCGGTTGTCCCCGAGGTGGCTCCGACTGCTGAAGATATCCTATCCTGTTTCACACAATATCGCGAACATGTTGTGATAGAATACACGCAATGGATTGCCGATGAAAAGCCTAACTATGTCCTGAGTGTTCTAACTGAAAGGTTCCCTTGCCCCAAATCATCATTTGAAGAAGCGGACTTCTCAATTGGTATCCGCGATAGTGACTATTTTAACTATAAAAAGTTCCAAACATTGTTTCCCGAATATACAATTGATGTTCAATCTTACTATCACTACTGTATTCATAAGAAAAATGCTCCAAAGGTGGCTCCGGCTGTCCCAGAGGTGGCACCGACCCATGGGTACTCTTGGAACAAACCAGACGGATCTCATGGAGGGTTCATTGAATGCGGTTGTGAAAATCAGGAATGCTCTGCGTAACCTGGTTTATACTTAGGATCCAGGGGTAGGAACCCATCTTTTTGCAGTGTTTCTTCAGCGTGCTTATTTAACAGCACACTAAAGAAATCAATGAGGCGCACCATTTGGTCGTAGAGTTTGACGCGACCGTCCGCCGTGGAGGGCAGATGCTCCATACGCAGGATGTCACGCAAAATGGACGGCTGGTTTGCCTTTGCACTGTAGACATTGCCAAGTCGCTCTCGGAATCCCTGCAATGTGTATCGGATCTTGGTGATGGGCATCTGCGATTCGTTCTCCAGCAGGAAAAGGATGGTTTCGGCATCACTGACAAGGGAGTAGAGTATGCCCAGATCGCTGTTCAGAATCGCATTCAGTCCCTCCAGATCGCGTTCCCAATCATTGATTTTTGCAAGGGAGAACATACGCTTGGCGACTTTGAACCAGTTGCCCTGTGACGCAAGGTAGAGGAGGTTTTGCCGTATCTCGCGTTGCGCGTCCATTGTGAAGCGATTGAAGACCTTGCGCCCGTTTTTGAACTGGTATATGATGGAAAACTCCACATACTTGCCTGCGGACTCCAGGTAGGCGATAATATCCACTTTGACGATCGTAGGACAAGAAAAAGCGTATTGGAGGGACATGGGACCGCAGGGTGTTCGGATTTGGTTTGCCTCCACGGCGGAGGGTGTCCATCGCACAATATGAAAGCGCAGATCCTTTTTCAGCGAAAGAAAGTCATCGGCGGTCCGCATATCGTGGAGGCGTTTCACGATGTCATCGTATTCGTCTTTGCTTATGGCTCCACGATCATAGACACATTCGGCATTCATCAGCGCACTTTCACGATTGAAGTTCTTAAAAGTATTGCCCACAACATACGACTCTTCGGGTATGATTTCCAGTTCGGGCAGGAGTCCCGCTTTGATATCGGTAATGTAGACCCCATTCATTCGTGTCAATTGCCTAATTTTTTCCTGAAAGCGCAATACGAACTTTTGTAGTGCAAGTCCATCGTGTTTCAGGTTGGATTCCACAACTTCGTATAGGTCGTAGTCGGCACTGTAGAGTTGTGAGCGCAGTTTTTGGGACCCCATCACTTCTACGCCGTCCATATCAAACGCCAGCGTTCGTATAATGCGCAATACATCATCGGGGAAGTTCTCGGGAAATCGCTTCTCTTGCAAAATATCCATTATCTAATGTAGGAAATGGATAATTTATTGACGGACATTAAAGCGTATGCGCTAAGCAATGATGATATACAGGAGTTTCTGAATCCTGATACAAAGATACTGATATATCCCGAGTTGGCGCATGTTCGTCATATAGATCAGATATTTGATTCATTGGGTCGCTGTGTGCTATTGTTTCTGACGACCAGCCCGACCTCGGGACACTGGCAGATAATTTTTAAGCGCAACGGTGATATTCATTTTTGGGATTCCTACGGCGATCCCCCAGAGGGTATACGCAAAAGTATGTCTGACGAACAATTAGAAGAACTGGGTCAGGAAACGCCATATTTATGGAATCTATTAAAGGCCTCCGGGAAGCGGGTGTATTATTCAACTGTTGCCTATCAAAGTGATAGAGCAGACATCGCTTCATGTGGGAGGTGGTGCATTATGAGATTAATATGTAAGGACTATAGCGATAGAGATTTTCATTCAATCATTCTCGCAGGAATGAAGGAATACAATTTGAAAACCCCCGATGATTATGTAAGTCTTTTTACATACCATTTTTTGGGCAAATAATCTCGGCTTAAACACGGACGATAGTCATAAAAACAGAATGCCCGACTATAAGAAAGGAAAGATTTACAAACTGGAAGGAGGAGGTAAGTTTTACATTGGTTCAACGACAAACCTTCTTTCAAAAAGAAGAGGGGATCATCATTGTGATGCTAAACAGGAACGAAGACAAAATACAAAAGCCTATTTATGGTTTAATAGTATTGGTTGGGAGAATGTTTCAATATCACTTATAGAAGACTTTCCGTGTCTAACAAAGCAGGAATTGTTAGACAGGGAGAGATACTATATTGATTTACATCGCAATGATGTTAATTTGTTAAATGTGAGGAGAAGTATAATTACGGATGAAGATAGAAAGCAACAGAAAGCCTCCTGGTATAGAAGTGAAAGAGGCCAAGAAGTAGCAAAGAAAAACCATGAGGACAACAAAGTAAAGGTTAACTGTATCTGTGGAATGAAAGTAAGCAAAGGCTGTATGGCTAAACATAAAAAGCGTCAAATACATCTCATCAATTTAAGATGCCCGGATAGAAGCATTTAGGCAAATAATTATCTCGTATCGTTATATAGAAATGGCTCATCTTGGGTACAATGTGTTTCATTCACTGATTGACGGCGACAATGGCGCAGACTATATTTACTATTCCGCCACTGTTACGAACAATCGTAGCGATCCTACACTATCGGCAAAAGCACTGGACCCCCAGATTATCTACCAGGAAACACGTGATACTCCTATAGTGGCTGATGCAAGTAAATATTCGTTTTCCGTGATTAAGTTCTCGGTGAACGGTTGTGGTCTGGACATTCCCCTGTTTATTCCTACCATTGCAACGGGTGCAGCTAATCCTACCCAGAACGTGAATCTGACAATTTACAATGTGACGCTTAAGATTGTTGTGAATAACATAACTGGCGCGAACCCTGTAACAGGTACGCTACAGTTCACCCAGCCGGTGATTTGGGAACCCGAGATTCTGGATAATACATTGGCACCGCTCCCGGCTACTCAGTCCACGCAGACAGGGCAAGATATGTCTACGGCCTACTACTGGTGTCAAACATACACACACTGGTTGAACCTTGTGAATAAGGCGATGGCAAACTGTTTCACGGCAACGGGAGGTCTGCAGGCACAGTTTCAGGCTCTCTGGACGAGCGCGGGCAATGTAGGAACAGCCCCGACTCTAACCACACAGGCTCCTATTCTGACCTATAACCCGACCACTTATCTTTTCAGCCTCTACGCGGATCGTTACGGTTTTGGTGGCTCCGACCGTGGATCTGCAGGTGGCCCGGCGGACGAAAACGCCACGCTGTTCTTTGGTCCCAACCTGGCGGGCATGTTTGCAGGGTTTGACAGCATCTACCAGAACGGTCTGTATGAGATCAAGGTCTACCCGGTGTTATACCAGAATATCACCAGCGTGGCTTCGCCTCCTGCCCCGAGCGCTAAGTCGTATTGGGTTATGCAACAGAACTTTAACAGTACAACAACCCTATGGTCCCCGGTGGAGTCCATTGTGTTTGTGAGCAATCTGCTTCCGCTCGTGTATGAGAATGTGGCAGCCCCTATCCGGTTCGGTCAAGGAAACGATAACTCATTCAATTCCGACGCAGGTGATTTCAATAGTATCATCACGGATATCACCCTCCCCAACCAGAGCGCGGCCGACTACAAACAGTTTATCCTGTACACACCCTTTGAATATCGCATGATTTCCTTCAATCGTGGAAAAATGGCCATAAACCAGATTGACGTCCGCGTATTCTGGCGGAACCGTCTGGATTCCAAACTATATCCTCTCCGGATGCCAAGCGGATCCTCGGTGTCCATAAAATGCATGTTCCGGCGCAGAGGTGCGCAAAATTACCCCCATCCGACCGCATACGGGCAGGACATTTAATTCAAAAACTTTTTTTGGTATTTGGCGAAAATCTTTTCTTTTCACCAAATATAAACAACGATGGCGACCGATTCAATTGAAAAGTTTGCCGTGATGGATGAGCGCATCGTGCCGGTGGCTCCGAAGTTTGCCGTGAGCAAGGGATCCCTGAGCGTCACATCCGCCAAGTTTTCCGCTATCGGTGAGAGCGCAAGCCAGATTAACTTCCAGATTATCGTTCCGTCGCAGAACATTTACGTGGACCGTTACATCACTATCCAGACCACTTTTGCTGTATCGTTCCAGATCAACGATGCAGGTACTGCAGCTGGACAGCCTCTTGCTGTGTTTGGCCAGAATCTGGCCCTGTGCGCATTCCCTTTCCAAACTGCACTGGTCCAGAACTCCAGCCTAACTATCAACGATACGACCACAACCTTTGATAATGCAACCGTGGCCACGGAGGTTCTGCGCCTGACAGATTACAAGATGAACCGCAAACTGCGCACGGCTCCCACTATGCTGGATACTTACCGCAACTACTCCGATGCAGTGGGTGCAATCAACAACCCCCTGAACGGTTATGGAAGCAAGACCACCCTGGGCGAACAGCCCAACGGAGGCTACCCCGATGTGGAATGGGCATACCCGGCCGGTGCTACTGTGGGCGGTGTATCCGTTCAGGCTGGCGCACCTCTCAGCGCTGGTAACTATGTAGTGGGTGGTGTGACTGTGCCGGTGGCCCAGATCGGAGCCACCTCTAAATACCAGCCTGTCGGCTCCGGTGTGGCTACAGTGTTCCCTGTGGCCATCCGTGCAAGTGTGACAGAGCCTCTGATGATCAGCCCTTGTATCTTTGCAGATGGTAGCGAGTCTGAGGGTCTGTTCGGCATTTCCAACATCCAGGCCGTGTTCAACATTGCTGGTAATGTGAGCCGTGTTCTGCGCTCCAGCCTGGCCACTATCCAGAATGTGGCTCTGCTGGGCAACCCTTTCAGCGGTTCAAACATCCGATGCTTGTTCATGACTCCGTCTCTGGATCTCGCTTTGCCCAGCATCGTGAGCAACCCCTACCAACAGTTTTCCCGGTATCTAACCGTGAACAACGCC